CTTTAATTTTTTAATTACCTGCAATGTGCAGGCTGGCAGTAAAGCCAGAAGGTCGGTCAGGGTCCACGGTTCCCACGCCGTATTGAATCCGAGAAAGCGGCGATGCCCCTCGTTCAAAAGTTGACCGGCCTTCAAGATTTACTGCCTGTGGAAAAGCTGTTGAAAACCTGTGGATGGTTTGTGGAAAACCTGTTGAAGATTCTCTCTAGGGATTTCCTGTTAACAACTCATTCAGGCAATACAAGTTCCTTGGGAAGTACCATACGGCGTCCAGGGTCTCTTTCTCTCTAAGAATAGTAGTAGTAGGAGGAGAGGGAGGAGTGTATGCTACTTCTCTAGTCTGTCCTTCTTCGTCGGTTTCCAAGCTGGAATCATGGCGGTCCCAATTTCCATGACCCGTCATCTCTTTAACCTGAGGTGGAAGCATTGTTCCCCAGGTGGATGCCGATAGTGGGTGGCTACCGGAACTCGGTATCGCTCTTTTAACTGCGACCCTTAGAAGAAATCTTGTTTCACCAATGCTTGCCTTATCCATGGCTGGCCCCAGCGGTGATGCAGCCACCATAACGTCTGCCTGGGGATCTAGGGATTCAGAGAACCCTTTCGACAAGAACAGCATAATGGATTCCAGAGGTAGACGCAAGGGTGAGATTGGAGTACACTGTTCGATGCTGTTGCACAGGAGTGATCAATATGGAAAAAACGAATCGTACATTATTTGCCAGAGAGAAGCTGGTGGAGCAAGAGGTCAAGTCTCAGACGGCGAAGCGTCTGGCGGCGGGAGAAGGGCCTTTAGCGGCCATCCTTGAAGAGGAGCGCCGCAAGGAAGAGGAGAAGGTGAAAGAGGGGGAAGAGTGGGCGCTATCACTATCGGAGTTCATTAGGACGGCAACGGGGGAGGAGGTCGTTGGGGTGGAGTACGTTGGGTTTAAGTCAGGGAGAAGGTCCTTTGAATTGATATGCTTGTAGCGTGAAGATGCTTAGCGAGAGGGATCTGTCATTATATTTGAGGATTTCTGTCCCGTGCTTCAAGTACTGGCGAAGCGTTGGGTATGGGCCAGCGTATACCAAATCCAAGAAGAGAGTGTATTACGAGGCTTCCCTCGTAGAGAGATGGTTGAAGTCTTGCATGGTAGAGCCAGGAGAGGATCCAGCTCCAGAAGAAGATTTCCTTATAGTGGATGGGGTCTACGATATCTTCGTGTCGGAGCGGAAGAAGAAATAGTTGTGCGGCGCGGGGCCTTGTTCTGCTAGAATTTAATTGAGGCCGGGAAGCATTCCTCCCATGCGTTCCGGTCTTGTTGTTCGTATTTCTCCTGTTGGTATTGAAAGGCCCTACACCTCCGGTAGGGCCTTTCTTTATTTCTTGGAGAACTCGTGATATACCCACGTTGCGGCGCTACTGAGCAGGGATGAGATGAAACTTATCGTGGCCCAAACGGTTTTGACTTTGCCGACTTCTGCCTCGAGCGCCACGACCTTCTCTTCGTTCTTTCCTGTTCTTCCGTTGATCTTGGCTAGATGTTCCAAGATGTGCTCAAGATTGACTCTGCTTTCGGCTACTTCTACTCTGAGATCGGAAAGCAGTTGCTCGATCTTGTCCATCTTTTCCATGCCTACAGTTTCGTCCACATAGGCGCGATTGCGCGATGATAGGGATGTGAATATAAGGAATGTCCTTTCGGGGGAATACACTCCTCAGCAGATTGACACTATCATCGCGAATGCTAAGAAGCTGCCTCATCAGGAGCAGGTAGAGCTTGCGAACCTGCTAGGCCAGTACGAGAAGTACATAAAGGTTCAGAAGTGCCAGAACAACTTCCTGGACTTCGTTAAAGAGATGTGGCCTGCATTTATTGCAGGTAGGCACCACAAGATAATGGCCGATGCCTTCGAGAGAGTCGTCAGGGGAGAATGCAAACGACTTATCATTAACATCGCGCCTAGGCATACAAAGTCGGAGTTTAGTTCTTATCTGCTCCCTGCTTGGTTCTTGGGGAAGTACCCTCACAAGAAAGTAATTCAGACGGCTCATACGGCTGAACTGGCGGTTGGATTCGGTAGAAAGGTTAGAAACCTAGTAGATAGCGATCTCTATCAATCTGTTTTCAGTGGGATATCGTTATCCTCTGACAGCAAAGCAGCCGGAAGATGGAACACCAATAAACAAGGTGATTACTTTGCTATCGGCGTGGGCGGTGCGGTAACAGGTAAAGGCGCCGACCTTCTAATCATCGACGATCCACACAGTGAACAAGAAGCTGCTATAGCGGCAACGAGTCCCGGCGTGTACGACAGTGTGCATGAGTGGTACACATCAGGCCCCAGGCAACGTCTTCAGCCTGGAGGTGCCATCGTGATTGTAATGACGCGATGGAGCAAGAAAGATTTGTGTGGTCAGATCTTAAAGTCTGCGGCGCATAGGGATGGAGACGAATGGGAGGTAATTGAGTTCCCGGCAATTATGCCTTCCGGCCACCCCCTTTGGCCTGAGTTCTGGCCTCTAGAAGAGCTGGAGAAGATCAGGGAAGAACTTCCTATTGCGAAATGGAATGCTCAGTACCAGCAGAACCCTACCTCAGAAGAGGGCGCTCTTGTAAAGAGGGAGTGGTGGAAGATCTGGGAGAAGGACGATCCTCCCAAGTGCGAGTACATCATTCAATCTTGGGATACGGCGTTGACCAAGGGAACGAGGTCTGACTACTCAGCCTGCACTACCTGGGGTGTCTTCTATGATAAAGATAACGATGGTAAGAAACGAGCAAACATCATTATCCTTAACGCTTTTCAGGATAAACTTGAGTTCCCTGAACTCAAGCAGAAGGCATTGGAAGAGTATCGGTATTGGAAGCCAGATAGCTGCATCATCGAAGCAAAGGCAGCAGGTGCGCCACTTGTATTTGAATTGCGCAAGATGGGCATACCGATCCAAGATTACACTCCATCGAGAGGGAATGATAAGATAGTTCGCGTGAACGCCGTTAGCGATATATTTGCTTCAGGGTTTGTTTACGCGCCTCCTTTGCGTTGGGCGGATGAGGTGATAGAGCAGTTCGCGTCATTCCCCAACTCTGACCACGATGACCTTGTCGATAGCTCTACTCAGGCGCTGCTACGCTTCCGGCAAGGTGGTTTTATTTCTACGCAAAGCGACGGCGACGAGGACGACTTTGCGTATACCAGAAAGGCAGATTACTATTAACTAAGGAGTTCTATGTCATTCAACCCTAATCAATTGTCTACAATGGCCCAGGTGGACGAAACCGTAGCTCAGTTGGACGCTGCTGGTATCGGAGGTGGCGTTGTGTCGATCTATATCCCAGAGTGGTTTGGGCCTTTCCCTGAGCCTTCTGATGGTGAGGCTCGGCAGTATTGCCTCACCTACGCTAACGGATCGACCGGACACAATGTCGGCCTGATTCGTTCTACTATCGAGAAGAACCCTAGCACTTGGCCGCAGATGCTGCAAGCCGATGCTATCCCTCCTAGCGAGTAGAATATGATTGACAAGCCTCTAGATGAAACGCCTTTCCTTGAAGAAGAGGATAGCGCCGAAGTTGAAGTTGAAGTATTGAATCCAGAGGCTGTCTCTATCGAAACAGAGGATGGCGGGATGTTGATTGAGTTTGGGCCTTCTGAAGAAGAGGAAGGCTCACTCGGCAGCGTCCCGCATTCTGCCAACCTTGCAGAGCATATTGACGATTCCGATCTGTCTTCGATTGGAATGAAGATCTTGGATGTCTACCAAGAGGATCTGAATTCGCGCCAGGATTGGGAAAGGGCCTATAAAGAGGGCCTAGACTACCTTGGCGTGAAGACTGAGGACAGGAACAAGCCTTGGGCTGGCGCGTGTGGGCTTTACCACAACATGATTATGGAAGCAGCAGTTCGCTTCCAGTCCAATGCGATTATGGAGATCTTCCCGGCGACTGGTCCGGTAAAGACTCAGATCATTGGTGAGGTAACGGAAGAGAAAGAGGATCAGGCTCTCCGCATTCAAACCGATATGAACTACCTGCTCACGCAGGATCTTAAAGACTATCGGCCTGAGACTGAGCGGTTGCTGTTTGGGTTGTCCCTTTGCGGATCGGCTTTCAAGAAGATCTGCTTCGACCCTCTTACGGATATGCCTGACGCCAAGTACGTCCCGGCGCAAGACTTCATCATGCCCTACGGGGCTACCTCTCTTAAGACGGCCAGTCGCTATATCCACGTTCTCACCAAGAGTTCTAATGAAATCAAGAAGCTACAGTACAGCGGCTTCTATCGCGATGTAGACCTCCGTCCTGATTACGACTCTAATTCTCAGCTTCAGGACAAGATCGACAAGATTAGCTACGAGTACAAGCAGGGTGACGAGGATTCGATTACGCTTCTTGAAGCGCATATCGACCTGGATATTCCTGGCTTGGAGCATACCGATGAAGACGGAGAGGCCACTGGGATTGCTCTGCCGTATGTCGTTACCGTAGACAAGTCCTCGGGTAAGGTTCTTTCGATCTACCGGAACTGGGATGAGGATGATCCCAAGAAGAACAAGCTGATTTGGTTTAGCGCCTACAACTACGTCCCCGGAATGGGCGCGTATGGGTATGGTCTTATCCATTTGATTGGCGCGAACGCTAAGGCTTCTACGGCAATCCTGCGCCAGTTGATTGACTCTGGCACTCTAGCCAACCTCCCTGGCGGTCTGAAGGCCAAAGGGATGCGGGTGTCAGGAGATGACTCGCCAATCCAGCCTGGGGAGTGGAGAGACGTAGACGTTGCGAATGGAGACATCGCTCGTTCGCTTTATCCACTACCTTATAAGGAGCCATCGCAAACTCTCTTCCAATTGCTTGGGAATGTAGTTGAGGATGGCCGTAGGCTGGCTTCTATTGCGGATGCTGAGATTGGAGATGTCAATTCGCAAGCGCCAGTAGGGACTACGTTGGCAATTATGGAACGTGCGCTCAAAGTGATGAGCGCCATCCAGGCGAGGCTTCATGCTTCGTTGCAGGACGAGTTCTCTATCCTCGTCCGTGTGATCCGCGACAGTGGATCTGAAAGATACAAGATTGATTTCGGGAAGATGAATGGGAGCAAGCGGTCTGATTTTGACAACCGCATTGATGTGATCCCTGTCTCTGACCCGAATGCGGCTACGATGTCGCAGCGAGTGATGCAGTATCAGGCTGCGATTCAACTTGCTGCTCAAGCGCCGCAGTTCTACGACCTGCCTGAGTTGCATCGAAAGATGCTGGAAGTCCTTGGTATAAAAGATGTTAAGAAGATCATTCCTGAGAAGATGGACGCCCCACTCCTCGATCCGATCTCGGAGAACGCTAACATCACAAACATGAAACCTGCTAAGGCATACATGACGCAGGATCATCAATCACACATTATTGCCCACATGGCGTATGTGCAAAGTCCTACCGTCCAGCAGCAGTTGGGACAGAATCCTCAGGCAAACGCGATCTTCGCTGCTTTCATGGCGCATATTGCAGAACACGTTGGGTTCGCATATCGCAACCAGATCGAGCAGAAGCTCGGTATACCGCTTCCGCCTCCGGGACAGCCTATGCCAGCGGACATTGAATCCAACCTCTCTAAGGCCATTGCAGACGCATCTCAGGCCCTTCTACAGGAAGCGCAAGGACAACAGGCACAGCAGCAGGCTCAACAGCAGGCTCAGGATCCAATTGTCCAGTTGCAGCAGGCAGAGTTGCAGATCAAGCAGGCGGAACTCCAGCAGAAGGCTCAGGAATCTCAGCAGAAAGCGCAGTTGGAGATGGTGAAGAACCAGACGAAGGCTCAATTGGAGACCGCCAGGATCCAATCTCAAAATCAAATGACTCAACAGGCTGCTGCACAACGCGCACAGCAGTCTCAGAGTGAACTGGCGCTAGATAATCAACGTCTTCAGTTGGAAGTCCAGCGCTTGCAAACGGACCGGCAGGAGTCTGAAGCCCGTATTCAGGTAGAAATGCAGAGAATGCAGACCGAAAACGACATGGCGAAAGCCAAGATCGCAGAAATCTTAGCCCGAATGGACACGTTGGGAGCAAATGCTGGACCTACGCAGTAAGTTTTTTAATCGGCTAAACGAATTATCGGAGACGAACGCCACTCATCTCGTCTCTGGTGCCTGCATGGACCATGCAGAATACAAACTGATGGTGGGAAAACTCTCAGGACTACAGCAGGCTCGTCAAGAGTTCCAGGAAATCTGGGACAAATTGGTGCAGCAGCCTGATGAAGACTGACGCAATCGCTATATAGCGCAAAAGGAAGACAATGCAAACACTGCCAACTCCAGTTGGGTATAAGATCCTCGTTAAAATGAGGAAAGCGGTAGAGGAAAAGACGAAGAGCGGGATCTATTTGCCGGATCAGGCAAAGGAAAACGAGAATACTGCCTCTCTCCTCGCGGAAGTAGTGACCTTAGGGCCTGATGCCTACAAGGATCCCATCAAATATCCCGGTGGACCGTGGTGTGCGCCAGGAGATTGCGTTATTCTTCGTAGCTATTCTGGCACTCGCATGAAAATCGAGGGAGAAGAGTACCGTTTGATCAACGATGACAGCCCTGAGGCTGTTGTCCCTAATCCTGATGCCGTTGAGAGGGTCTGATGCCTGAAGAATACATGGAATCTGACCTAATTATCCCCGGCAAAGAGGATTCTGACGTTGCTGTTGCTACTCCTGAAGAGGATGAGCTTGAAATTGACATAGTTAACGACACTCCTGAGGATGATCGTCGTCCTCCTCGGAATGAAACGCAGCAAGCGGAGCCTGTTAACGAAGACGACGAGTTGAAGAGCTACTCGGAGGGCGTACAGAAGCGCATTAAGCGCCTGAAGTACGAGTTCCATGAGGAGCGCCGTCAGAAAGAACGAGCCGATAGAGAGCGTTCTGAGGCATTGACCTACGCTTCGGCGTTGCAGCAGCAGATCGAGCAGTACCGTCAGCATAAAGAAGCAAGCGATCGGGCGTTAATCTATACTTCTGCCAAGCAGAAGGGATCTGACCTCGAAGCTGCCAAGAAGATGCTGAAGGAGGCGTATGAAACTGGCGACACGGACAAGATGGCAGAGGCGCAAGAATCTATTGCTATTCTTGCTAATGAAAAGCGTGTCCTTGACTCATACACCCCGCCAAGCCCTTCTAGCGTAAGCTATCTACAACCAGCTACACCTCAAGAAGTACAGCAACCTGTAGCATCACAACCTGCACAACCACAGGCGTCTGCTAAGGCTGTTTTATGGAAAGAGAGTAATCCCTGGTTTGGCGACGACATGACCCTTACTGGGTACGCCATTGACATCCACAACAAGCTGATTAACGCAGGGGTGGATGCAGAGAGCGACCAGTACTACGAGGCGATTGATAGCGCCGTTAACAAATTTCGTAAAAGCATTCCTGGCCCAGCGGAAGCGAAGCCAGCACAAACCAAACCAAGAAACGGAGTTGTCGTGAGTTCATCCAGAACACCTAGCGGCAAAACCCGCACCACTGTCCAGTTGACCGAATCGGCCCTTGCAGTTGCTAAGCGGCTCGGCATTACCCCGCAGCAATATGCGAAAGAACTGGTCAAGCAGCAAAAGGAGAATCAGTAATGAAGCCGAATCGTGAAGCTGAAACCAGAGAAGCACAAACTCGAACTGAATCTTGGAAGCCTGCCTCGTTGTTGCCGGATCCTCCTCCCAGTGCAGACTGGGTATACCGTTGGGTTCGGAAATCAATCCGGGGAGAGTCTGACCCCTCTAATGTGTCCATGCGACTTCGCGAAGGATGGGCCATTGTTCGTGCGGAAGACCACCCAGAGATCCTTTCAGAGATCGCATTTAACGAATCTAAGAATGGGACAATCGAGATTGGCGGCTTGATTCTGTGTAAAGCGGCTCGTAGCTTGTCAGATCAACGTACTAAGTACTACGAGGATATGACGAGACGACAAGCTCAAGCTGTAGACAATAATCTAATGAAGGAACAAGACCCTCGGATGCCTCTCATTAATGAGAGCAGGTCGAAGGTTACCTTCGGAACAGGAAGTTAAGAGGAATAAATATGGCTGCAACAGCTACCCCTTACGGTCTGATCCCTTATGAGCTGGCTGGTTCCGCGCTTCGCGGTGCCGCCCGTAAGTATGTCATTGGTGCGAACAACACCAACGCCATCTATTTTGGATCTGCCGTCTCTGTAAATTCAGGCGTCATCACTGTGATTGGCGCTACCCCTACCACCACCCGGAACGGGAATACCCCGGTCGGCATCTTTGTCGGCTGTGAGTTTACGGATCCGAATGGCCGTCCTACCTGGTCGCAGTACGTTCCTGCTGGCGCTACCGATGCTGGCTACACGAACATCTATGTTTATGTAGTAGATGACCCTCGTGTGGTATTCAGAGTCCAGGCTGACGAAACGGTTGCTACGACTGCCATTGGCAAGAATGCACCGCTGGTCAATGTCACTGCTGGTTCTACGATTAACGGCAACTCCACCTGTGCTTTGGATGGATCTGCTATCAACACGACCAACACTCTGGCTGTTAAGATCATTGGCTTTGTCGAGTCGGTTTATTCGACCCCCGGCGATGCCTTCACCGATTGCCTTTGCATCTGGAACCAGGGCGTCCACGCCTACCAGAACGCTACGGGCGCGTAATCTAAGGGACAAGGAAAGGAGAATCAACAATGGCTATTACTCGTTCACAGATGTTGAAAGAGTTGGTTCCCGGCCTGAACGCCTTGTTCGGTCTGGAATACGCTCGGTACGGCGAAGAGCATAAAGAGATCTTCGAGATCACTTCTTCGGAACGTGCGTTTGAAGAGGAAGTGAAGCTGTCTGGCTTTGGCACTGCTCCGGTTAAGTCGGAAGGTGGCGCTATCGCTTACGACAACGCGCAGGAAGCCTACACCTCGCGTTACACCCACGAGACGATTGCTCTCGGCTTCGCGGTTACCGAAGAGGCGATGGAAGACAATCTGTATGTCTCTGTTGCCCAGCGGTACACGAAGGCCCTGGCTCGTGCGTTTGCTAACACCAAGCAGGTGAAGGGCGCGAATGTCCTGAACAACGGGTTCAACGCTTCCTACACGGGTGGTGACGGCAAGCGTCTGTTCGCCACGGATCACCCGCTTATCACGGGTGGCGTGAACTCGAACCGTCCTACGACTGGCGCTGACCTCAACGAGACTTCGCTTGAGGCTGCGATCATCCAGATCGCTGGGTACACGGATGAGCGCGGTATCCTGATCGCTGCGAAACCTCGCAAGCTGATTGTGCCGCCTTCTCTGATGTTCGTTGCGGAGCGGTTGCTGAAGTCGGTACTCCGCACTAATACTGCGGACAACGACATCAACGCCATCTACAACCTGTCGTCTGTGCCGGAAGGGTATGGTGTTAACCACTACCTGACCGATACGAACGCTTGGTTCCTGAAGACGGACGTTCCTAACGGCCTCAAGATGTTTGAGCGCGTTAACCTCAAGACCTCGGCTGAAGGCGACTTCGAGACGGGCAATATGCGGTACAAGGGACGTGAGCGTTACAGCTTCGGCTGGTCGGATCCCCTGGGCTTCTACGGCTCTCCGGGTACTACCTAAAAACAATCAACATAGGGGGGAGGCTGACTCCCCCCTTCACACATAGCGAACTACTTTATCCGACTGGCTATGCAGACGTTCAAGAGACGGATAAGGCAAACTTCCTTGAAGGAGAATTACAATGGCTAACACTTCATTTTCCGGGCCTGTACGAAGCCAGAATGGTTTCCAGGGTTACAGCCCCGATGCTGCGGCGAACAACTCGCTTACGCTTTCTGCTCAGGGTACTGGCGTTGTTATCAACACGTCCAGTGTGCCGTTCTTCCAATTGACGGCGACTACGGTCTCCACCGCTGGCGCTGTCACCTACACGGCTGCTCAGTTGAAGACTGGCATGATCCTTCGCGATCCGAATGGCGCTGCTCGTGCTGACCTGTTCCCGACTGCGGCCAACCTTCTCGCTGCTGTTCCTGGCGCTATCGTAGGTACCTCTTTTATCGTCACGATCCGTAACACGGCTGATGCTGCTGAGACGATCACGATGACGACGAACACGGGCCTTACTCTGAGCGGCACGATGACGATTGCCCAGAACGAGCAGAAGAGCTTCCTGGTCACGTTCACCAATGTGGGTACCGCTGCTGTGACGATCTACAGCATGGGCAGCGTGACGTTCTAAGGATGTCTCATGCCCAGCTTCAAGAGAACTTCTAGCGGGGGCATTGAATACCGGGGGCATACGTTCCCCGGTTTCAACAAGCCGATTAAGTCCTCTAAGCCTGAGAAGAAGAAGATGGTCCTGGCAAAAGAAGGGGATCAGGTAAAGCTGATTCACTTCGGAGACGCCAACATGGGACACAACTATTCTGCTGCGGCGCGTAAGAGCTATATGGCTCGTAGCGCCGGGATCAAAGGCAAGGACTCCAAACTGTCTGCTAATTATTGGTCCAGAAAGGTATTGTGGGCTGGCCCTAGCGGTAGCAAGAAAGCTCCTCCGGTAAGCCAGAAGGTGAAGCGATATGATTAGTGATTTGCAATCGAAGAAGCTGACAGCGACTGGCACCGTGTTTGCTGGTCCTGGCAGAGTTGTCGGGATCTTCATCTTCTCCAAGCAGGAAGGCTCCCTTGTTTTTAAGGATGGTGGGTCTGGTGGTACTACGAAGATCGAACTCACCTACAAGAGTGATCCTGGTGCTCATATCAACCTTGCTGGGAATGGAGTTCGGTTTACGAAAGACATTCACCTAACGCTGACCAACACTGACGCCGTAACCGTTTTCTGGGGTTAACATGAAAGGTCAAATGAAGATCGCTGCTCAAGAGCAGGGCAAAGTCGGCAAGGTCATGCACGAGTTCAAGGCAGGGAAGCTGAAGTCTTCTTCCGGCCAGAAGGTAACCAATCCCAAACAGGGCATTGCAATTGCCTTGTCTGAAGCTAGGAGCATGAAAAAGAAATGATGGGTCGGTTCTCTATGTCTAAGCAGGTCAGCACTCCTTCGATGTCGAAGAAGACTGGCAAGGCTGTTAAGGCGCAGACTCCTGGGATGTATCCTAAGGCTGTTGTCTCTCGCAAGGTATCCAGCATGAACACTCCTAAGACTGGAATGCGAAAGATGGGGATGTCCAAGATGAGCACGCCTAAAATGAAGAAAGGTTTCTAATGTCCTACACCAAGCCTCAACTTCGGGAGCGGATCAAGTCTCAGGTTATGTCATCCAGCAAGGGTGGGAAGCCTGGGCAGTGGTCGGCGCGTAAAGCGCAGCTAGTCGCTCAGAAGTATGAGGCTGCGGGTGGAGGGTACTCTGGCTCGAAGTCTAGCGGCCAGAAGAGCCTTTCTAAATGGACAAAGGAAGATTGGAAAACTAAGAGCGGGAAGCCTTCTACGCAAGGCCCTGAGGCTACTGGAGAGCGCTACCTTCCCAAGAAGGCGATTGAGGCTATGCCTGCTAAGGTTTACGCTGCCTCTACGAAGGCGAAGAAGGAAGCAACTTCTAAAGGGAAGCAGTTCTCCGGCCAGCCTGAGAGCGCCAAGACTATCTCGAGGAGATTCCGGTAATGGCTACATCCGGCACTGCGAATTGGAATATCAACATCCTCGACATTATCGAGGAAGCTTACGAGCGGGTTGGCATAGAGGTTAAGGGTGGCTACGAGATCAGGACTGCTCGTAGAAGCCTCAACCTTCTGTCGATGGAGTGGGCGAATCGGGGATTGAATCTGTGGTGTGTGGAGGCGGGGACGCTGTCGCTGACTCCTGGCACTGCGACATACCCTCTTCCTGACGATACGATTGACATCCTCGAGGGAGTGATTCGGACGTATGCAGGTCAGCAGAACAATCAGACTGATATTGCGATTACCAGGATCTCCTTCGTCACCTACAACACGTTACCTAATAAGCTGGTGCAAGGTACTCCGATTCAGTACTACGTTGCCAGGGATACGACGACTCCTGAGATTACGTTCTGGCAGGTGCCAGACAATACGATCTCTCGTCAGTTTGTTTACTACAGGTTGCGGCGTCAGCAGGATGTTGGGGGCAATGCTAACAACAACATGGACGTACCGTTCCGGTTTGTCCCTGCGATGATCGCTGGTCTTGCTTATCACCTTGCAGCTAAAAGGCCTGAGGGGTTTCCTCGTATGCCTGAATTGAAGGCGCTGTACGAGGAGGAGTTTCAACGTGCGGCGGACGAAGACCGTCAACGGTCTGCTGTCATGCTTGTGCCTGGAGGCTACGGCTGGTAATGTTTTCCTCCGGCAAACATGCTATTGCGATGTGCGACATCTGCGCTAGGCAGATCAAGTACACTGCTCTCAAGAAGTACATCTACAACCAGAGATGGAATGGTTTACTTGTATGCGAAGAGTGTTTTGACATCGACAATCCACAGCTTCAAATCGGCAAGTACGTCAGAGGCGAAGCGATTGCTCTAGATAATCCAAGGACCGCTTCGCAGCAGAACCCTCCTACGAGAGAGTACTTCGGCTGGAATCCTGTTTTGCCAAATAAGATATACATAAACCTTGGAAGGGTTAATATCTCAATCAGTTAAAGGAAATAACATGTTGAAGTTCAAGAAGAAGGTAGTCAAGAAAGCTGATGGTGGTGTATTAGAGGACGTTAAGCGTCGATCTGCTCGTGCTGCTGCTGCAAAGCTAGAGGGGTTAAACGATCTCTCTGCTAACACTTATTCTGCAAACGACGAGTTTATGAAAAACGCTTTGAAGAATAGGGTTCTTGGGACTACTCCTGGCCTTCCTTCTTCTCTTCAGAGCCCTGCCTCCATGAGAAAAGAATACGAAGAGAGATCGAAATACGGAACTCCTGGCCCTGTTAAAAAGTCTTCTGCCGCTCCTAAAATGGGTCGTTCGTTTACCGCGCCAATTTCAACTTTTGGTGAAGGCGATGAGATCGAAATGCAGGCTTCGCCGAATCCTTTGCTTGCTGGTGGCGAAGGGTTTGCTTCTTCTGATGTGATGAATTTGCCGACTGGTAGGAACGCTGGCGCTATTGAAGATGCCATGTATTCTTCTGCAAAGAATGCTCAGATCCCTACTGCTGCTATTCCTAAAACCAAATCTGGCATGAAGAAGTTTATGGACGAGTACGGCAAGTTCATTGCTCTTGGCGCTCTTGCTGGGACTGGTGGTAAAGCTGGCCGCATTGCTGCCCCTATCCTGGCTGCTCTTCCTGGGATTATCGGGATGATGAAGAAAAAGAAGTCTTCCGGGGGTGAACCTCCGAAGAAAAGCGAAGGCGGCGCTATCCGCAAATTCAAAGGAGGTTCCATGAAAGGGAACACGATGGACAGTATGCTCACCCCGAAGTACAAGAAGGGTGGTGATATGCCCAAGGGTATGTCGAAAGGCAAGATGGGTAAGGCTGAAGGTGAAATGCCTCAGCACAAGAAGATGGCGATGGGTAAGCCTACCCCGCAAAGCACCGGGGCGAAGTTTGCCAAGGGCGGCGCTGCGAAGTATGCTAGCGGTGGGATGTGCAAAGGCTACGGCATCGCCAAGAAGGTTCGTCCTACTGGCCCGATGAACTAAGCTGGGTAGTGAACTAAAATGACCTACGCTGAACTCAAGCAACAAATCAAAGATTACGTCCAGTCTGACGAAACGACCTTCCTTGCTAATTTGGATGGGATTATTAAGCTTGCAGAGCAGCGTATTAACAGAGATGTAAAGTCTCCTGATTCCAGGGCCTCCGCTACGGGCAATGTGACAACTCAGACCATAACGACTCCAAGCGATTTCGTTATGGCTTTGAGCCTCTTTGTCAGTATCGGAGGCATCCAGACAGGTCTTCTTCTTAAAGAGCCTTCGTATTTAACGGAGGCGTATGGGGTGACGGCTGGATCCGCTGGGTCTTCAGGAGAGCCAGCTTATTACGCTATCCAATCGTCAGGCGAGAACTCTACAACGATTCTCGTAGCGCCATCTGCTGGTCAGTCTTACGGCTATACTCTTTACTACTACAAGACACCGGATACCATTGTTGGCGCAAGCAACAATATTACCTGGATAAGCAACTACTTCCCTCAGGTGTTGCTCTACGGGTGTCTCGTTGAGGCGTATTCCTTCTTAAAGGGAGAGCCTCAGATGCAGCAGCAGTACGAGAAGCTGTATCAGCTTGGCTTGCTTGAACTCAAGAACGTGGCTGAAGACGAGCAGAGAATGGACAACTACAGGAACCCTGACAGCAAAAGGAACATTGGCTAATGGCATTCACGGGCAGCTATGTAACGAACTCTTTCAAGGAGCAGTTGCTTCTTGGGGTGCATGACTTCTCTACGGATGTCATCAAGATTGCGCTGTATACGAATTCGGCTACCATTGACAATACAACTACGGCATACAGCGCCACGAATGAAGTATCTGGCGCTGGGTATACTGCTGGCGGCAAGACGTTGACGGCCACCGTTACCCCTGACGGGATCTATGCGATCCTTGATTTTGCCGATATAAGCTGGACATCTGCTTCGTTTACTTGTCGTGGCGCTTTGGTCTACAACTCTTCCAAGTCCAACAAGTCTATCTTTATCTTGGACTTCGGGACGGACAAGACCGTTTCTTCCGGTACGTTGACGATTCAATTCCCGACTGCCAACTCTAATACGGCGATTGCCGTTATCAGTTCGGTGACAAACTAATGCCTTCTACCTATACTCCCAACAATAAGATCCAGAAGATTGCTACAGGCGAACAGTCTGGCACTTGGGGAAACACTACCAATACGAACTTCGATCTATTCGATGCGGCGATAGACGGGTTTGCCAGTATTGCATTGACGGGTACGACAGGGACATTGAACATCCCTGACGGCAGCAGCGGAGATGGACGCAACAAGGTCATCAGCTTTACAGGTACTCTCGCTGCCACGAATACGGTTAGCGTTACCCCTAACAGTGTAAAGAAGCATTACTTCGTTCAGAACAATACAACTGGAGGACAGGACGTTGTCCTCTCTCAGGGTTCTGGGTCTACGGTAACGATCAAGCCTGGGTACTCTTCGATTGTGTACTTGGACGGCGCTGGCTCAGGCGCTGCCGTTAAAGAGGTACTCACCAGCCTTAAGCTGACTGCTTTGTTGGAAGCGACGGGAGTTGTGTTTGTTGGCTCTAGCAGCGGCGGCACGACGCTTCAGGCTACCGCTGCGGCCTCAGGTACCCTTACTCTTCCCGCTGCGACAGACACGATTGTAGGCAAGGCAACGACCGACACCTTCACGAACAAGACGCTTGACACCGCTGGCACGGGTAACGTATTGCGGATCAACGGTACTCAGGTGAGCGCCGTTACGGGTACGGGTTCGGTGGTATTGGCCACCTCGCCTACTCTCGTTACTCCCTTGCTGGGCACGCCGACCTCTGGCACGTTGACGAATTGCACTGGGTTGCCGATTTCTACTGGCGTGAGCGGCCTTGGTTCTAATGTAGCGACGTTCCTTACCACCCCATCTTCTGCTAATTTAGCTTCTGCCGTTACCGATGAAACGGGGACTGGGGCGCTGGTATTCGCAAGTAGCCCGTCGCTTACGAGCGCCAATCTCACTACTCCGGTTCTTGGCACCCCGGCTTCCGGCACTCTGACCAACTGCACGGGCCTCCCTATCTCTACTGGGGTGAGCGGATTGGGCTCCGGAGTGGCTACGTTTCTTGCTACGCCTTCCTCGGCTAATCTTGCCAGTGCGGTTACTGACGAAACGGGCAGTGGAGCTTTGGTGTTCGGGACTTCGCCTACGATTGCCACGCCCACGATCACTACCAGTGCCGTGATCCCCATCGTGAATGGTGGCACTGCTGTATCGTCTACGCTGACTTTGCAATCGACCAGCGGGGCTGGTTCGAGTGATGCGATTATCTTTCGGACGGCATCGCAGTCTGAGAGAATGCGGATTTTAAGCGATGGAAGAGTAGGTATCAATACGTCTGCCCCTCCTAACATATTCACAGTGTTGGACAGTGGCTCGCTCAACACTGTAGGCGACACCATTGACGTGGGAGCCATTGTGGTGGGTTCAAATTATGCTTTTGGAATTAGCGGTAATGCTGCGAATTTCAACGTGCATTCCAACTCTACTCTGGGCGCAGACGTGGGAGCCACGATTGGACTGGGCGGTAGATACACCGGAACGCAGTTTGCTCAATTTGCCATCATCAAGGGCGCAAAAGAAAATGCTACTGATGGAAACGGAGCAAGTTATTTAGCATTCGGCACTCGCATTAATGGTGGAAATATCACTGAAAGAATGCGTATCGACTCCTCCGGTAACGTCGGCATTGGAGCGGCGAGTCCAGGGGGTAGGCTCCATGTGGCGTCTAGCACATTGGCTACGGCTACGGTCAACTCTTTAGTGGTAGCAAGAGTAGAGAGGCCGTTTACTTCAGGCATAAAGTTTTCCAACACGATGGATATATTGGTTGGAAGCTACGGCACCTCAATAAACTCACAGACAAGAGTAGATTTTGCGCTCGCGAATGGTGGCACTAATATTCCAGAAATCACGGTGATGACTTTACTGGGCGACGGCAACGTCGGCATTGGAACGACGAGTCCGGCATACCAACTCCAGTTATTCACCGACTCAGCCGCCAAGCCATCCACCAATACCTGGACCATTGCATCTGATTCTCGGCTTAAGACCGTGAACGGCAACTACGACAAGGGCCTTGCGGAAATTTGCCAGATTCGCCCAGTGCGCTACGAATATAACGGCAAGGGTGGGTTTGTTGCCGATGGCAAAGAGCAGATCTCCATCATTGCCCAGGAATTGATGTCTGTGTTCCCTGAGTGTGTTGGCACCTTCAAGGGCAAGCTCAGTGAGGCCGACACGGAAGAGATTGAACTCTATAACTACAACGGCCACGCAATTACTTTCGCTCTGATCAATGCAATCAAAGAACTGAAGGCGAAAGTAGACCTTCTGGAATCGAGGAACTAGTGATCACTTACAATTGGATTTTCAACCCGCTGACGGTAAAACCCGTCGAGGGTTCATTTACGGATGTTGTCATCACTGTGGACTGGCGGCGCACGGCTACAGACGGCGAGTACTACGCTGATTGCTATGGTCAGGTTTCTCTTGGTCCGCCTAGCCCTACGGGCTATACAGCGTTCGCTGACTTAACCAAACAGCAGGTACAGGGTTGGGTTGTAGCTGCACTGACCCAGGATGTAGTCGATCAGTACGATCTTTCCCTGGCGCAGCAGATCGCCGACCAGAAGAACCCTCCGACGATCCCCCTGCCTCCTCCCTGGAATTAACAACATGGCGAACTATCAATCTGACTTTATCTCTAAACTTCTCCACGGTGTAACCGCAGCGCATATGCTGCACCTGATGGCGAAGGGTAAGGGCAGCTACGCTGCACACAAGGCTCTAGGATCCCTGTACGAGGGCTTGGAGGAACTCGCCGACTCTCTTGCTGAGGAGTGCATGGGAGTGCATGGCATTATCGACTCCTTCCCCTCTGAGAAGTTTAGCGCCCCTAAGGATGCTGTTGGATTCGTAGAAGAGTTGTATCGGTACGTTTCCAACAACAGAAGTCAGGTTGGGTCTGAGAGCCATTTGCAGAACACCGTTGATGAGATCCTGTCTCTCATCGCATCCACCCTTTACAAGCTAAAGAACCTTTCGTAGGAGCCTTATGAACGTCAAATCTTTTTTCAAGAAGATCTTCTCTCCTAGTTCCACTACCACCTTCCTGAAGTACGTCTCTGTTGTCTATCCGATTGTAGAGATTGTAGCCATTGCTACGCCTAGCAAAGTTGACGACGAGATCCTTTCTCTGGCGCGGCAGTGGGGCGTTAGGGCTATCCTGGATGGGTCTAAGCCCAAGGGCGAAGTGCTGAAGGATGTTGCCGTCAAGATCGCACGACAGAAGCTTCCTGATGTCCCCAAGGAGATCCTAGCTCGTGCCGTTGAAGCCGCTTACCAGCAGATGAAAGCATCTCAGGCATTGCATTAATGCACATCATTGCACTAGAATGGGTTGCATGAACTCTGAACAATTCATTTTTATTGACAATGAGAAAGTATTTGTTAGTGACCTGACCGACCGACAGAAGTACTTGGTTTCTCAGATCAGCGATATCCAGAACAAGTTGTCGCAGTTGCAGTTTGGTGCCGATCAATTGAATGTTGCCCTTACGGTCTTTAGCGATGAGCTTAAGGCCAGCAGGAAGAAGGAAGATCTCAAGCCAGATCTAGTCTGATATGCCTCTTGTAAAAATTCAACCTAAGCCTGGGATTGTTAAAGACGTAACCCAATACTCTGCTGAGGGTCTCTGGTACGATTCAGACAAGATCCGGTTTAGGCTTGGATTCCCTGAGGTAATCGGTGGATGGCAACCGTATGCAAATGCTGAAACCATCTACGGGACTTGCAGGTCGTTGATTCAATGGACATCCCTATCTCTAGAGCGATTCATAGGGATAGGGACGAACCAGAAGTACTACATTGAAGCTGGCCAGTACATTAACGACATCACTCCGATCAGGACAACGATAGCGTTAGGGACCGACCCTTTCCAGACTCAGGTTGTTGGGACTGGGAAGATGAAGGTGACGACTCCTACGGGCCACGATGCGATCCAGTATGACTGGGTGACATTCTCTGGCGCTACTGGGTTTGACGGGTTCACCGCAGATCAATTGAATGTAGAAGTTCAAGTCACAGAAGTCATAGACGCCACTAGCTTCTACGTTGTGTTCCCTAATGGCGCTACGATCACCCCCTCTATTTCAGGTGGGGGCGCTAGCATCAGCGCCGCTTTCCAGCTTAACGTAGGCTTAAACAGTCAGGTGTATTCTACCGGATGGGGATCAGGCCCTTGGGGTCGTGGCCCCTGGGGTAGCGCCTTTTCTCCTATCGGGCCTACGGATAATCTCAGGTTCTGGTCGAACTCTAACTACGGCCAGGATTTGGTTATCAACCCCAGGTATGGGGACATCTACTACTGGACCGCCAGTGGGCTTGACCCTCTCAATACAAGGGCAGTGTCTTTGTCTTCTATCGCTGGAGCTAACGACGCTCCTACGGTAGCCTCTCAGATTCTTGTCTCTGACATTGACAGGCATTTGATTGCCTTTGGCTGCAACGATATCGGCTCCTCGGGCCAGAATCTTTTGCTGGTTCGGTGGTCTTCTCAGGAAGATTACCTGGACTGGGAGCCTAGAACGGACAACACAGCTGGAGGATTCACCGTCTCCAACGGCTCTGAGATCGTTGCGGCTATTCCTACCCAGCAACAGATCCTTGTCTTTACCGACAAGGCGCTTTTCGCAATGGCGTACACGGGACCGCCTTATACCTTCAGCTTCACTCGTATCGGTGAGTCTGTTTCGATTATCGGGCCGAAGGCTGGCGTAGACGCCAGAGGCACAGTGTACTGGATGGACAACAACAACTTCTACATGTACAGCGGAAGTGTTGTGAAGATGGAGTGTACTGTCCTTAGCTATGTGTTTTCTGATCTAGATTGGACTCAGAAGCAAAAGGTAACTGCTGGGGTAAACGCCCAGTTCAATGAAGTCTACTGGTGGTATCCCAGCGTCTCTGATGCTTTCGCCGAGAACAGCAAATACGTTTGCTACAACTACGTTGAGAACCTTTGGACCATTGGAACGATGGAGAGGACGGCGTGGTTGGATCTCGCTACGGATGGATACCCGATTGGCGCTTACCCAAGTGGCGTTTTCTTGGGCAGTGTTAATACTACTACTATCCTTTACCAGCATGAAATTGGATACACCGCTGATGGCGACAACATAAACGCCTTCATCACTTCTGGGCCAATTGACATTGACGATGGAGAGCAGTTCTCTTTCATCAGCAGGGTCATACCTGATATTCAGTTCGTTAACGATCCAAGGGTAAGCCCTGTTGGCGTAACGAAGAAGGTAAATTTCCAGATCTCTGGCGTGAACTATCCTATGAGCCAGTCAGGATACCAGACGAACACTGTCCTTGTGCAGGGTGCTAAGCCGGAGTCTACTCAAAAGAATCTTAGGATCAGGGCTAGGCAGATTGTTATGAAGGTCGAATCCTACCCAAGTCTTTTGGGGTCGGAGCCTGTATTCAAGTGGAGGCTTGGGTCTAGCCGTCTTCAGATTCAAGCGGACGGTATGAAATGAACCGCAACACTCCAATACAGACTCTTCCTAAGCCTCCATCGCAATACGATCAAACCTATTTCGACTCTCTTATCAAGAATCTAGGGATCCATATATATAACCAAAGGATTCCTGGAGAGATGGTGGGTGCATCTATCATGCTCCTGCAATGCCCAAGAAGTGGATACGGGCTTAGAGAAGGCATGGTGTGGGCAGATGGAGATGGAGTGCTAAAGATTGTATTGCAAGGACAAGTCTTTGCTCCAAGCAACACGTTAAAGATTAAACTGGGTACGGTGACGGTAACAACATGAGCAAAGGTATTGAGTCTCTTGCAAGGCAGGTAGCTGCTAAAGGCCGGGGCGGGGATTCCGCCCTTTTGCATATTCATCCCAGCGAATTGAAGGGGATGGAGGCTATACTGCGCCAGTTGGATCCCGAGATTCGGATTACGCTGAACCCGGAAACCGGGATGTACGAAGCTTTCTCCTGGAAGAAATTGCTAGGGGCGATAGGATTAGGTGCGGCGGCTGCTGGTCTCACCATATTTACTGGTGGCGCTGCTGGTGGTCCAGCCGCAAAGATGTTTGGTGCTGGTATGTCTTCGCTACTTAAGACAGTAGCCTTACCTGCTGCAATCGCTGGCGCTACTGGCCTAGCCGCTGGAGCGGTTGCGCCAAACCAAAAGAAAAGCAATCAGCAGCAACTTTCGGATGCTCGTAAATACGTCGAGGACATCCTCAAAAGAGAGTACGCTCGTCAAAGATTCGCGATTCCTGGCGTTGCTCAACTCAATCAGGCTTCCCCCCAGCAACAACCTCAGCAGCAGGATCAAGGGATTGGTGCTGTACTCCCGATGGGGACCCCGCTTTTCAATTTTCGGCAAGCACTAGCTACCCCTGCCCCTCCTGCCCCTTCCGAAGACGATGAGACTAGGAGCTTCGCAGAGGGAGGTTCTCTCGAGCCTGAGGAAGAAAAGGCACAACAGATTATACGCCGCGCCATGGAAGCGATACGAGGAGAAGGCGAGGATCCAGAAGGAGCCTTGAATACCTATATCGCGTACTACGGCAAGGATGCGCTTCAGGATCTGCACAAGCGGATGTCTGGAGAGGAAGCGCCGGAAGAAGAGATCGAATCTCCTGAAGGTTTGATAAAGGGTCCTGGCAACGGCATGGATGACATGGCTACTGCTCGTATGGCGCGAGGAGGACAGAAGGTTCTCCTGTCGAACGATGAGTTTATTATTCCTGCGGATGTTGTCTCTGGCTTAGGAGATGGCAGTAGCGAGGCTGGTGCGAGAAAGCTGTACGCAATGATGGATCGAGTGCGGAAGGACCGTACTGGGACAACGAAACAACCTGGAAAGGTAAAGGACAGCAGGGTACTCCCTGTTTAGGAGCAGATATGGCAGATCCAATTCAGACTAATGTGCAATCTCAGGACATTCCTGAGTACTTAAGAGACTACCGTTCTGCTCTTCTTAACGCTGCGTTCTCCTCTGCCTTTACAGAGCCTTACCTGCGCCAGCAGTTTACTCAAGGAAGATTTGAGCAGTTGTTTGGAGGAGCAACTCCTTCCGCAACGAATCAACCGCCAAGCGGTGGAGGCGGAACTACTCCAGATAATACTCGTGCAGAGGCGGAATCTCAAGAGAAACAGGGGATTGCTGCTGCCCTTCGGGCTTCTGGCTCCCGATTGCCTAATCTTCTAGGGATGGTCTACGATCCCAAGACCCGTACCTATATCCCTGAGGCGTACAGGGAAGTCGTGACGAGAGGCATGTCAGAAGGCGGGATGGTTGATGACGGTGTTATCGAAAAGATCTTGAAGGAGTATCAAGAGCTTAGAAAGAATATGCCTGTTGGACTGACGGCTGATAATAAAAGCGCCAGTACGGGCTTTGTCACCGCGCCTGCCAGTACTAACCCATTCAATGTTACCAGGGGGCCGTCTGCGACTTCCGCCTACACGACCGACACTTTCTTCGATCCTGATTTAGAAAGATTTAATCGTCCTCCTGATATCACCCGTGGTCCAACGGTTAATATTGGAACTGATGTCACCGCACCTCCAGCTTCATATACTCCACCTTCATATACCCAACCTTCATACACTCCACCTCCTCGTGGCGGCAGGACTAGCGGTGGCGGCGGGACCGCCATCCCAGGTACTGGCGGGATTGTAGGTGGAGGTGCCGGGGTTGGCGCTGATGGTAGCCAAGACTATCGCATTCCTGTTGGCTCTACTGCTCCTCTTGCGTCGATTTATTCTCCTGGCGCTGCTGGTACAACTCAAACCCCAGCAGGGTATAACCCGAATCAATACGCCACGGATACTCAAGCAAGGGGCCTTGCTTCGCTCTTGGGAGGCTCTGTATCAAGCACGAACGTAGGTGGTCCTGTTTCCCCTCCACCTCAGAATCTAATCGAACTGGGAGGATCTGACGCCTTTAACGCAGGGCTAGTTCAGCAGCAGCTTCGTCCTGGTCAGACTCCTAGTGAGATGACTGCTTCTCTTAATATGTTGAGAGCGGATGTCGCTCGTTCAGGAGGAAATGTCTCTGCTATCGACCGGATGATCGAAGAGAACAATCGCGCCTACGCTTCTGGCGCGAAGACTTCTAATGTGGGCATGGCGGGTGGTGGCTCTCTTGCTCAGTTTGATATTGGAGATGACGGCAAGGTAAAGAACTACCGCAAGGGTGGTGCTATTCGTAAGCAGCTTGGTGGTGGGTTCGCTCCTGGTGCCAAGCCTAGTACTGAAAAAAGTCCTGATGTCTTCAAGGCTATGGGCGGCTTTAATAAATCCGCTAATGTCCCTGCTATTGGGGCTGGTTTTTCTGGCCCTAATATCGGTGGGGTTGGTGCCGCTTCTACTCCTTCTATGGGAGGATTCCAGAATCTATTTGCCGCCGCGAATCCAAATCTTGCTAGCAATTCTGGCATCGCGAATATCTTCAATCCTCCTCCTGTATACGGACAGCAGCGGATTATGCAGTTCGGTACTACTGGCAATCCTCTCGAGTTTGGGCAATACGCTCCTGGTGTCGGGTTCAAAGCAAGCGACATGACGCTGAATGCTTTGCGTGGCGCTGGGAATCTTCCTAGTGTCTTTACCCCTGAAGGTCAGATCAGTGCTGGGACTGACTTCGGTAAGGGTGTAGGGAGCATCAACTACGCTACCGACATTGCGGGAGACGCTGCTACCGCTGGCCGGGAATTCCTCGAGCGGACCATGCGCTCTCAGGATCAAGATAGCTACCTGATGAGCTTGATGCCTGGGATTAAAGAGATGGGCTTCAAGGGTCCGATCAAAATAGATCCCTTAACCGCGCCCAAAATTGGGGATCCCACTGGGGTGACCGCTGCTAAGCTAGAAGATTTTCAACTAGATAAGCCTGTAGGTGTATCTGGAGAAAGCATCGACATCTTGGGTCGGTTGGGTGGGGTTAACGCTGCGCAGGTTCAGGGTGTGCCTCAGGTTCAGCAATTCCAGATGGGCCCAGCGGAGCGAGTCGCTGCTGATCGTACACGGGTAGAAGCCTTCGGTCAGCCTCAGGCTCAGCAGTATATGTCTCCGTACATGGATGCCGTTGTGGAAGCGCAGAAGCGAGAAGCTGCTCGTCAAGCGGCAATGCAGAAAGCAGGCCGTAGTGCGTCGGCTGTACGCGCTGGTGCCTTCGGCGGCAGTCGTCAGGCTATCCAGGAAGGGATGGCAGAGGAAGCTCTTCAGCGCCAGATTGGAGACATCGAGGCAGTAGGAAGACAGAAAGCATTTGAGAGTGCTCAAAGCCAGTTTGAGAGAGATCGTGCTGCTTCTCTTGCGTCTCAGCAGGCGAACGTGCAGTCTGCTTTGCAGGCGGCTCTCGCCAATCAACAAGCTGGTGTGACGACAGGTAGAGAGAACCTGGGCGCTTCTCTTGCCACCCAACAGCTTGGCACTCAGACTGGATTGCAGGCTGCTCTTGCCAATCAACAGGCGCGGCAGCAGGCAGGTCTTACGGAGTACGGCACAACGGCAGACATTCTCCGTGGTCAGTCTGCTCAGAATCTTCAGGCTGCTCTTGCCAACCAACAGGCTGGCCTCACGGCTGGGCGCGAGAACCTCGCTGCTCGTCTAGGGACGCAGCAGCTTGCTGCACAGCAGGCTCTACAGGCCCAGTTAGCGAATCAACAGGCTGGCTTGACAGCACAGCAGGGCAATGTACAGTCTGCTTTAGCTACCCAGCAGTTGGCTACACAAGCTGGACTTGAAGCGGCAAAGGCTTCTCAGTCTGGGGATTTGTCTACTTGGCAGATGCAGTTGGATGCGATTAAGCAGGCTTCTGCGGAGCAGGAAGCGGCTCGTCAGCGTGGCTTCCAGAACAGACTGGCGGCAATGCAGCAGACTCAGGCTGGCGCTGCTGGCTTGGCGGGTCTAGGCTCTACGATGATGAACATCCCCGGTGTGGCGCAGCAGCTTGAACTGCAACGTCTGGCTGCGATGCAGCAGGCTGGTGGAGCGGTTGACGCTCGTACCCAGCAGGCAATGGATCTTGCATATCAAGACTTTATCAACCAGCAGAACTTCCCATATCAGCAGATGAACTTCTTGCAGGGTATTCTAGGTGGTGTCCCAACTGGTATGCAGGTAGAGGGAGTTCAGTTCCAGCGTCCTGCGGGTGGAGGCTTGAGTGGCCTTATCAGCGCTGGCGGCGGTCTCCTCATGAATCAGTTGAACAAATAGGTAGAGCATGAATCTCATACAAGCAGCAGATCTTCTAAAGAACCTTTCTGACCAGCAGCTAGTGCAGGCGAATCAGAACCCTACGGCTGTCCCTCCGTATCTGGTGCTTGCCGAGATGAAGCGCCGGGAACAGGTTCGTGCTGAATACGCAAAGTCTCAGGCTTCTCAGGCGCAGAACAAGTCTGTTGCTCAACAGACGGCAGAGAACCTGATGCAGCCTCAGCAGATGCAGATGCAGCAAGGGCAACCGCAGCAGGGACAGCCTCAGGGTATTATGCAGGCTGCTCCTCCTCAGGTTGCTGCAATGGCAGGAGGAGGTCATGTTGCTAGGTATGCAGAAGGACCTCCGATCCAGCAGTTCCGGGAAGGGGTAGATAGGCTCAATCAGGGGTTGCAGCAGTTAAGATCAACCCCGGCGAGAATGGCAGACACCTCTGGTCTAGGGATAGACCCTAGCCAGATCCGTGGTCAGTTTGCAGCTAAACCTTTTGAGGATTATCTCGCTCAGATCAGGCAGTTGCAGGGAGAGACCGACTACGGTTCTGCTGAGAATGTTGTGCGCCAGCAGATGGAGCAGGCTAAGGCTCGTCGCCCTAGGTTGGGGGATGCTTTGATTGCAGCAGGCGCTGCTATGGCATCCAACAGAGACAACCGCGTTGGCCTTGCCAGTCTCCTGGCACAAGGTATTGGTGTTGGATCTCAGGCTTACGATACTGCAAAGCGAGAACAACAGAAGGAATTAAATACTGCGATGCTGGCGCAGGTTGCTCTGGACAAGATGAAGCAGGACGAGCGCCAGAAGACAGGCGCTGCTGCCTTGCAACTCTCTCAGTTTGATCAGAGCAAATTGATCGAGGCGTATAAGGTTGCTCAGCAGAACCAGAGAACTCTCATCGAGGAACGCAATAAGGCTTTTCGCGAATCCGAGAAACGATTCTACGACTCGAAATTGAAAGAATCTGAGTTCCAAATGGAAGCCCTTAAAGGCGCTCTTGGGTTCCAGATGAATATGCAACGGCTTGGATCTGAAGAGAGACAGGCAGCAATGCGTGGTGATCGCGGGGATCAAACAAAGAATGCGCTTGCTGGTGTATCTAACCAGCAAAACGCAATCATTAAACAGATGGAAGCCACGCAGAAGCAACTAGAGATGATTCCTCCTGGCGCTAAAGAAAGAGATGCTCTCAACAAAAGGTACATGAACCTAGAGAAGAGCCTTGATACATACAACGATGTCGTGCTCCCCACCATTCTTCAGCAACTCAAGATCCCTGTGATCCCAAGAATCAGTTCTAACCAGAAGTAGACTATCATATCTATCAGGTGACAGTATGGCCGTAAAGCAAGTGTATGTAACGGGCTTCGGCCTTGTTGAAGTTCCCTCTGAATTGCAGGGGGATGAGTTGGTCAGGTATGCAAACGCAGAAGCCGATAGGCTTTCTACTGCTGCTCCGACTGCCCCTGCTCCCAGCCAGGAGAAGCCTTCTCCCGGCCTTCTCTCTCAAGCTGGTGCTTTCTTGGGAAGCATTCCTGAGGGTATCGCTCAAGGCGTTGGCACTACTGTGTCTGGTATCGGCGCTCTCACTACGATTGACGCTCTCAAGCAGGCAGGCGAGGGGATCTCTCAGTTTGGAACTGACATATCCAAGGAATTGCTTGACGAAGAACAGCGCCAAAGCATGGGTGGCGCTGGAGGTCGTCTTGTCGGCAACATCGCAACCTACCTAGGTCCAGGTATCGTTGCGAAGGGGCTAGGCCTTGGCGGTCGTGGTGCACTCGCTCTTAGCTCTGCTCTTTCTGGTGTAGGGGGAGCCGGAGAGCAGTCTCAGAAGATAGCGGAAGCAAGAAGGGAAGGTAAAGATATCTCTGAGGCCCAAGAGTTTGGGCTATCTACTGCTGCTGGTGTAGGAACTGCTGCCCTAGAAGCGTTTCCTGTAGGCAAGTTCTTGAATCTTCCTGGTCTAAGAAATATTCCTCTTATTGGGAAGCTATTGGCTGAAGGGTTGGACCCTAAGGTAGTGAAAGAGATCGAGCAGAGGTTTGCAGGAACCGCTGGGAAGGATGCTCTTATTGCGGATGCCTTACTGGAAGCAGATGCTGCGCGTAGGGCAAGGATGGGATTGACTGGATACGCTGGCGCTGCCATTAAAGGTGGAGTAGTAGAAGCGCCAGTTGAGGGGGCGCAGAATACTCTTCAGAACTTCCTTGCTAATTACGGATACAACCCTGAGCAACAGATAACAGAAGGCTTGAAAGAGTCTTTGATTGCGGGTGGCTTAGGAGGTAGCGCCATCCAAGGTGGCATCGAGATCTTCCAGGCTAAGCAGGCTAAGGCTGGATTGGAATCTGCTAGAGAAAGGGCTGTGCGTGAGAAGTCTGCCCCTCCGGCAACTCCCGAGACTGCGGCGCAGCCGACTTTATTTATAGATCCCTTGACAGGAAAGTCTCGCGTTGTAGATCGAAAGACTCCGAAAGAAAAAGAAACTCAAAAGATTGCAGAGTCTATCGTTCAGGGTGGAGAAGTTCCTTCTGGGGTTGCTGGCCTGTTACCTGAGGGTGGCCCCGTTATGCGGTTCGATACGGAGGTGGGGACTATCGAGGTCCCTTCTAGCTTTACCGCAGAAGATATCAATAAACGAATTGAAGAGATAAAGCAGGGAAGAAGAGAGCGTCAAGAGGCTGGCGAGGCGGCTGGCAAGTTATTCATCCAGAGTGATTTAGAGAAGCAGCAAGCTGGATTCCAGAAGCAGCTACCTCCTGGCGGGGACTTCACCCAGGTTGAGACCAAGACGGGTAGGGTCCTAATGCTTCCTGCTGGATCCACTCAAGAACAGATCGACCAAGCCGATCAACAACTTCAAGAACTTGACGAACAGAACGAAAGATCTGCTGAGGCATCTCGTCGTCTTTACGAGAAGGCGCAAGAGGTAAAAGCGAAGAAAGACTTGAAGGACGCCAAGGCTTTCGCCAAGGCGAATCCTGATGTGGCGCAGAGCGTATTCTCCCAGATGGGTATTGAATCCCCTGAGAGCTTAGCGCCTACGGATATTCCTGCGCTTGTTGATCTCATGATGGAAGAGACGTACAAGCGCCAGGAAACACTCGCCTCTGCCAGCCAAAGGATTGAGTCCAACTTCAGTATCGCTTCTGATCTGGCGCGGACGGAGTTCAAGCTTCCTCTAGGGAAACTGACAGACACGCAGAAGATTGAGCTTGGATCTCTTGTCGATACCCAGCTTGAGATCAACAAGAAAGAGTATGAAGACGCCGTAGAAGAGGCGGGTATTCGCACTGCGATGGGCTTAGAAGGCTCTAGCGTTGAGCCTCCAGACGTAAGGCAGAGACGTGCAGCGCAAAGAATTTATGCCAAGCCTTACGAGAAACTGAGCAAACCTGGGTTCTTCCCTTCTGCTGTTCCTTCTCTCTCTGAGCAGGAGATTGTCAACAAGGCAGTCAATGAAGGCGACATCAGTAGTCTCGATGTCACTCCAGAAGAGGTCCTAGAGCGGAAGCAGTTTGAAGGGATGCCCTTCACTACGACTCAGTACCGGGAAGTTCAAGATGTCTTGAAGGCAAACCCTGATACGCCGATCACTACTCCCCTTCTCAAGAAACAGTTTGAGCTTCCTACCTCTGATGCTCTCAAGATGATAGCTCTCATGCGGAAGCGTGGAGATCTTGTAGAGGTAGACGGGAAGAACTTCATCGAGCCTAAGGCTCCCGGCCCTCTCTATCAGTTGATAAAGACGGCTCCTCCTTCTGGAGACACGACATTTAATCTGGCGCAAGAGACGAAGACACAGAACGAGTTCGATGAGAAGATAGCTTCTCAGTACGCGCCGGATTTAGTAGAGGCGCTTAAGAAGCGCAAGATGGAAGACTTGTTCCTGTTAGGCATTACTAATGCTATTAGGAATGCTAAGGGTGATATTGTTCCAGCTAATGGACAATACCTTGACAGGGTTATCTATCTTGCTACTTCGCCTGACGGTAGCGTCCGCTCGAAAGAGGCCATGCTTGGCACCCTGGATCACGAGATTATCCACGGGATGAAGAAGTTGAATATGTTCTCCGATGCAGAATGGAGAATGCTGACGGATCGCTTCAAGGTTTCTTATCTGGGGGACATGGAGGATGAATACCGGAAGCACTACAGCGGGAGGAAGGATCTCGAGAACCTCCTGAAGGAAGAAGCGATTGCGAAAGCAGCGGCTGATCTGGCTGTTAAAGATCCTCAGCGCTTGGACCCTGCTGCCAAGAGTCTAGTTAAGAAGGTTGAATCGTTCCTTGGGTTTGGTCGCACTGCTGCCCAGATGGGGTATGCTTCTGCCGAAGATGTCCTGTCTGCGATTAAGACTGGAGATATTGGCAAGAGAAGGTTTACTCCGTCTTACGAGACGAGCATGGGTAAAGAGGTCTCTGCGCCAAGAGAGATCCGGGTCGCGCCAGCGGGGAAAGTAGGAGAGTTTGTCCCGCCTAAGGCTCCAGAGCCTGAAGCGCCAAAAGGAAAGAAGCGGGGAGGCGCTAAGAAGACTAAGGCGGATTTGATGGTCCCTCAGGATGAGTCTGCGGAGTCGTTATATCAAACGGCTCAGCCTTCATCTACTCAGCCTCAAGCGCCACAGGTCACCCCTGGTGGAATTGTCAGAGCGTTTGCACCTCCCTCTAAAGAGGGGCTGGTTAACAAGATCTACGACTTCTTCTCTGTTGATCGCAAGGGTTCTTTCCGGCATAAGTTCTTAGATCGCTACGATCCTATTAAGGAATACGCGATCAAGGCTTATCAGCAGACGGGGGATTCCAAGTATCTTGCTGCTGCTTCTGGCGCATACCAAGGTCTTTTGTTCTCCGATAAAGCCCAAGATGTTGCGATGGCTGGCCTGCAATATGGAGGCTTCTCTTACGACGGCAGGATCTTCACGGCAGAAGAGAACCCTGAGAACTCTCCTATCCAGATCTTCAATAAGCTGGCATCCATGCCTGCTTCTCAGCCCGGATTTGAGAACAAACTGGAAGAGTTCTTCGAGGCTTCTTATGCTAAGAGGTACCTGGATCTCGCCGAAACTCAAGGTAAAGATCCTGGTGGCGTAATCGACATTGATGACGTTCGTCGTACCTGGGACACCTTCAAGGGTGACGCAGACATTGAAAGCGCCATGAATAGATTCAAGGCGTTCAATGACAACCTGATTGATGTCCTCGTTAAGAGCGACTTCATTAGCCGCAAGATGGGAGAGTCCTGGAAGCAGGCTTACTACATCCCCTTCTATCGTCTGCCTACCGTCAAGACTCCCGATGGAGATGTTGAGACTGGTGAAGTAGACGCGCCTAAGGTTGGCACTAAAGCAACGAACCTAGCCGCCGCCAAGGCATTGTCCGGTCGGAACCTTCGCGTCAACGATGCGATGGAGAACATCATCTACAACACCTACTTCATGATTGGCACTGCCATGAAGAACGTGGCAGCGAATAGGGTGGTAAGGGATGGCTTAACCGTTGGATACATGAAGGAGCTTCCCGTCAAGACGGATCCTCAGAATCCAAAGGTCAAGCGCCGGATGAAAGAAGATCCTGGCTCCAACGTGATCACTGTTCGGCAGAATGGCGAGAAGAAGTTCTATCAGGTCGATGACCCAATGGTCTACGATGCCGTCGCCAAAAGCACGATCCCTGTTCAAGATGCTCTGAAGATGATGGGATCGTTAACCAGCTTGCTTCGCAAGGGCGTTACCCTTGGCCCTGCTTTTATCCTTCGTAACCCTGTTCGGGATACCTTGCAGGTATGGATGCAGGGCGGGTTGGGGTCAAACCTTATCCCTCCTATCGGTGATTATAAGGATGGCATCATCTCTGTTATCCGTAATTCACCTGAGTTCCAACGCTTAAAGCAGGCAGGCGTTTCTGGCAGTGGTATACGCCAGGAGAACATCAAGAAGACCGCTGCTGCTATTCGAGAGAAGATCGGGATAGGGCAGCAGGACACGATGCAGAAGTTCTTAGGTCTTCTCGCCAAGCCCTTAGGCCTTCTAGAGAAGGCGTCTGAAGCGTCCGAAGGAATCAGCAGGGTCCAGGTATACAAGAACGCTTTGGAGAAGACTGGAGACGAGGCAGAGGCATTGTTCGCCGCGATGGAGACGATCAACTTTTCTCGGCGCGGTACATCTCGTGGCGCTCAGATCGCTGTTGCTTTGCTTCCGTTCTTCAATGCACGTCTTCAGGGCTTAGATGTCTTCTACCGGACGGTGAAGGGCGATCCCATGGTTCCTAAAGAACTGGCTCCTGATGGGGCTAGGACTGCGCGGATCCGCATGGCATACGTTGCTGGCTTGTCTATGGCGTATGCCGCTGCGATGGCCGGGACGAAGGCTTGGCAGAATGCAACTGACGAGGAGAGAGATAACAACATCTTTATTCCTGTCGATTGGATTGATGGGGTGAAGGAAGGAACTGTACTGAAGTTCCCCATCCCGCAAGAGTTCGGGTTGCTCACGAAGATGCTGCCTGAACGGTTGATGGCTTGGTATCTACAACAGGATGATGGCGCTGACGTAGTGAACGCTATTTCCAGATCGGTTATTGGTACTTTGAAATTCGATCTGATCCCCCAGGCCATTCGTCCTCTCTACGAGAACGCTGCCAACTTCGACATCTATACTCAGAAGCCTATCGAGAATGCATACCTGCAACGCCTGCTACCAGAGCAGCGCTATACCGAATACACCTCGGAATTGTATAAGAAGATCGCGGAAGAGACTGGCCTGCCCCCGGTGAAGCTGGACCATCTCGTTCGTGGCTACACGGGGACGATAGGGGCCTTTACTGCGGATGCTATCGGCATGACGATTGGGTATGGCAAGGGGACTGCTTCCCCTGAAAGGTTCAGTCTCTCTGAGCCTTACCTTCTGCCTGCCGTGGGACAACTCTTTAAGAGCGCTAATGGCAGGAAGGCTGTTGAGAATCTTTATGAACTGGATGAGGCTGCGACCATGGCAGTCTCTACCCTTAGGGCAGTCTCTAAGGGGCAGAGAGAGATGTCCCCTGAGCAGCAAGAAGAACTTCGTTCTATGCTGTACACGGGCAAACAGATCGCTCCCGCATTGAAGCGCATAGAGAGATTGAACAAGATGAAGCGAACTGTCATGGCTTCTCCTGATCTGTCTGCACAAGAAAAAAGAGACCAACTCAACTCCATTCAGGAGGAGATGGTCTCTGTTTCCAGTCAGGTGAAAGACATTAAGAAGGAACTTCCTCTTCGCTTTCGAGTTGGTCTGTCTCGCTTGCTTGGTTTTTAATTGGCTCCACGAGGATGACGACTTTCTTCCTGTCTGTCTTTACATAATCAATCGTTACGCTGCGAACGTATGGACCTGTCGTGTGTTCGATTACCCCTGCCCTGTGCAGGATCCTCAAACAGACTTCTAGGAACGCGCCCATATCAGGGATTCCATTTAGAGAGTAACTACAGATCCTGATATTTACGCTATGGAGAGGCAGGAACTTCAGCTTCTCTGCAAGGATATCGGCGATCTCGTAGATTGCTCTATTGGCATCCTTTTTTATGACGAGATCCCCCGCTTCGTTCTTCCTCCTAAGGCTATCAGGCATTCCTTGGTGCGTTATCGTCACCCTGATAATGTCTTTCCTTCTGGGTAGTTCCTTCTCCTCATCCTCTTTACTTTTTAGGTTGAGGTCTTTCCCGCTGACTGAGATTTCTTCGGTGTCGTTAAGAGGATTAGGCTTTCCCATTTGCCATCCCACGGGATATCTTCCCCTTTGCTGTCGTACTGCCATCGTGTTCTCCTATCTCGAATATCGCAGTGTATGAAGTTCCCTCTAGGGGGAACCCCTACACCGTTGAATAGTCCTGACTTCTCTACTTCCTCGTAGAGTTCTTTCATGGATAGCTTGGGGCTGTACCAATCTACGGCCAGCCCCAGGACGTGTTGCCCTACCTTACCTTTCTTCGCTCGTTCCACGGGATGATTCGGGCAACGGTACGCAGAAGTGACAATCAGAGGGGTGTCGATCTGGCGTCTGAACTCATTCATCGTATCAAGCATTCTTTTATTCATGCCTAATCTGCCGCAGTGCCGACAGGCGATTTCCGCCATTGAAAAGTAGGTAGTTTGACTAGACATTAGACTCCGGTAGAACCGAAACCACCTTCGCCTCTCGAGGAGTCGCTCAAGGCGTCAGCCTGCTCGAAGGAGATTTGTTCGTACTTTGAGACTACCATCTGCGCGATACGCATTCCCTTCTCGACAACGAAGGGCTGGGACGCGACCTGATTGTACCCATTCCAGTTGAGGATGACGCCGATCTCTCCCCGGTAAGAGGGATCAATCGTGCCAGGAGAATTGAGTACAGAGATCCCATTCTTCAAGGCAAGACCGGAGCGTGTACGGATCTGCGCCTCGTACCCAGGAGGGAGTTCGATGAACAACCCAGTCTTCACGAGGATAGGTCTATTGGGATACAGCCAGACGTTCTCGTCGGCGTGGAGGTCCATCCCCGCATCCTCCTCAGGCCCGTGCGCGTAGGCAGGGATCTTGACGGATGCACCTGCGGTCTTTAGTTTAATCTTTAGTTCGTTCATCTATTCCTTCTTCTTTCTGTTTTCCAATACATGTCGCGCCGCGCTTGTGTAGACGCTCTCCAGTGCGGCCTTCACGTCCTCGGGCATAAGCCCTTCGGTAGTGGCCTTATCTGCCAGTTTGTCCATAATCCGCTGTATTAATCTAGCCTTGTGCTTTGTTCTTACTTTCATATTTCTCATTTATACACCACTGCTCCATTAGTTGTTTGTTTATACACCACTGCTCCATTAGTTGTTTGTCTCTCATTTCCCTGAGGATTGATGCTTCATGATTCGCCTTGGTCCTGGCGGCGAGTCTCCCCCAGAAGTAAGCCCTTCCGTTCTCTCGTATGTACAGCCACAGAATTACTGATGCGCCTGTTAACGCGAGGACGATTGTCCCTGCTATGATTTCCATTACTTCTCCTGATTATTGATATGGGTTAGGCCGACACCGATTGCGGCCCAGATGTCTTTACTTGCTTTGTACAGCATTCCCCCTTTCTTTGTTACGCCTTCGCCATGCTTGGCTTGGTACAGGTCCAGGATGGCTTGCCGGATGTTGGCATCTTTGGCTTTCATGCTGCCGCAGAGGTGCATCTTAACGTCTTTGCGGAAGATGAAGGTTGTCTTCTCCTGCTTTGGGTCTAACGCTTGAGCGAAGCGCCCGATCCATACGCAGGTATCGAATACGGTGGCTCCTACTGCCATGCCGTAGGAGGCGATCATTTCGATTGCGATCTGGTCAGGTTTGTATTCGGTAACGTCTTCGATTAGATCTTTGTTTTTGACGATATCGTAAAACAAAACATCAGGAAGATTCTTCCCCCTTGCTTCTTGGAGGAATATACAGTACGCAGTCTGGACTGGACCAGGGTCTATCGCAGCGATGATCTTAATTTGCGGCATGGGTTAAGGGCTGAGGTCGAAACCCCAGCCCATGCTCCTTATTCCCAGGGGTCTTTATGCTTGGCCGGGGCAGATTCAGCAGGCTGCTGCGCCACATAAGGGGTAGAGAACTTCAGACTGATGAAGGTCTTGCCGTTCTTAGCAGCACGATTCCATCCTGCAATGGAAAGCTTGGCAGGTTTTCCCTCCTTGGCTTCTACTGCCAGCTTCTTAAGGACATCGACAGACAGCTCGACATCTCCCTTCCAGTCGGGGGCCTTCTCGTTCAGCTTGCGGTCGTTGGCGAACAATGCGCCGGAGTCTAGGTATTTGTTTTCCATTATCTTTGTTTTCCTTTTAGGTTACTTTAACTTCTTAGCGTGGGTGGTGAAGATGTTGGTCAGTTCCTGCTCCCGGTTAGGAGCTTGGAGTTTGACTTGGGCGATGTGAGATTTGTAACGGCCCCAAACCTGTCGGGCTTCATCCTTGGACGAGCAGTGTGCAAGCTCATCAGAGATCTGCTTGATTAAGCTGTCAACGTCCAGGTCTTCCTGTTGTGCTGCAACGGGTTCAGGGTTTGTCTTTGGAGTAGGAGCGGGGGCAGGAGCAGGCTTAGTCGCTACCTTGGCAGGTGCTTGGAACTCTGCGGCTTGGTTCTCGTCCCGCTCAGGATCGTCGCCTGTTTCAATCAGGAACGTCTTGAGCAGGAAGTACTTGTTGGCTCCGGTCATGGCCTTGTATAGGCCCTTGTCGCCGATGCCGTTCTTGTTTCTGTCGTTCCCGCAACCGTAGAAGGTGGAGGTGATCTCCTCTCCTGAGGTGTGCAGGATGGAGTACCTGACGGCAACGGTAGTGTTCCCGTACTCGTCAGGACCAGAGCAGGAGATGACATCAGGAATGATGACGATCCCATTCTCGATCAAGTGAGGACGCAAACCGTTCAAAGCATCTCCCTCTGTGGCGTACTTGTAGCCGTGGAACTCGTTCTTCCCGGCCTTGAATACATACGCCACTGCTTTCATCACTGAAGATATTGCTGCAATAACTTGTTTCTTTTCAGACATATGGGGTTAGTTCTCCTCTTGGTGCAATCTTTTCTTTGAGTTCATTCCTACGCTGGTCGCACTTGCTGGCGACTCCGCAGTAGTTCCCCTCGCACTTGCGAGGTACGCCGGGGCGTATTTCGACCCAGCCTTCTTTGATTTCCTTCGTTCGTTCGTCTGCTTCCTCCTGCGTATCGTAGATCTTTACGGCCCTGGACTTCTTGGGATCCATTGCGGCGAATTTGTCGGGCATTCTCCACTGCTCCTGGTCAGAACAGTTTGGCAGTGGGTCACCGAATGTCATAGCTTCCTCAGCCTCCTGATGGGCCTTGACGCGACCGACCAAGTACTCCTGCTGCATTCCCTCAGGCCAAAGGCGAATGTCTAGAAGGGTGATAGGACCTTCTGTGTTTGACTTGAAGACGTTGCGTTTGTGGTCTCGCAGGATAGCGATGACTGAAGCGCCAGAGATTATCCTACCTGTCGATTGTTTGATTAGGTAGGCATAGGAGTTAAGCTGTTGCTCCCATTCAGCAGCGACTCCCCGTTCGATCTTGGATTCTGTTGTGACCTTCCAGTCGTAGAGGTGATAGGTCCCATCCCCGTTGGGGATCTGGATGTCTACCTGACCGGACACCACCCACCCTAGGATGGTATGGTAGTAACGCTCTTCAACGATGTACTCGTCGGAGAACTGCTTGAGAGCATTGTCTGCGTACTGATGCCAAGCGGTCCCAAAAGATGACCATAGGCGGTCGATCACATCTTCTTCTAAACCGCTCTTGCGTAGCTGCCTAACTCGTGGCGCTTGGATCAGTTCCGTCACTGACGCATGGCTGTTCCCCTTGGTATAGCTCTCGAAGGTCAGCACTGCCGCTATGCAGTCCGGCAGGCCATGTCTGTTCATGAAGGTACGTCTTGAGGACATCAGTTACGAGTCTCCTAATGGTTATATCCTGCTCAACCGCTTGGTGTTTGACCAAGCGATGCAGGTCTTGGCTGATAGTGATTGTCAGGCGTGGCATCAGTGTAATTCTACACACATTCACATTTGCGCACAACTTTTTTTAGGGGTACAATTCAGAAGTGCCAACATTTGAATCCCTAGCGAGGGGATTCCTGTCTTCAGGCCGGGGCAGTTGGAGGTCGATCTGCCCGGAGTGTAGCGCCAGCAGGAGGGGGTTCAATGCGAAGATACCCATCCTGTCCTGGTCGCACGGAGAAAGGGGTCCGGTTTATTTTTGCCATCATTGCAGTGCTTCAGGATGTGTTGTGGAGGAACGGCCTTCTTGGTATGCGCCAAGTCAGGCCGTCGAGCGCGTCGTTGAACACGGAGAAGATATGAACATAGAAGAACTAGACGCTTTATTCGAGGATGACCCTGCGCCTGTGCCTGAGGCTCTCCCCCCTGCCGCCGCGCCGGGAGACGTTCGCCTACTCCCTGACCACGTTGCCTTCCTTCAGAAGCGAGGCATCTCTTTAGAGACTGCGAATCTGGGCAAGCTCTTCTCTGTCCGCAAGTTCATGAGGACGGGAGGAGATCAGGACTGCATTGCATTCCCCTACTACGATATGGAAGGCACGCTGGCCTCATCGAAGTACAGATCTGTTGCGACGAAGGCGTTCTCGCAGGACGCCGGAGCGGGAGGTCTGCTCTACGGTCTCCATCAGACCTTTGATACCTCCCGGCCTCTCGTCATTTGTGAAGGAGAGATTGACGCTTTATCTGTGGCACAAGTAGGGATACCTAATTGGGTATCGGTTCCTGCGGGAGCGCCAGCAAAGGGCGAGAAGGGCAACTCCCAGCGGTTCTCCTGGATCGCAGACTTGGAAGATTTCCTGGCACGGTTTAAGCAGTTCGTCCTCTGCGTAGACTCAGATGCGCCGGGAAAGAATCTCTGCGAAGAACTGGCGCGGAGATTGGGCAGGAGCAAATGCCAGACTGTTGTCTACCCGAAGGGGTGCAAGGATGCCAACGATACTCTCCTGCAAGGTGAGGATCTGTTGCGCACTGCCCTCGCAGAGGCAAAGCCCATCCCCCTTACCAGTCTCTACACTGCCGATCACTACTTCGATCAAGTGATGGAGCTATTCACCAAGGGTGACGGTAGAGGGGAGAGTACTGGGTTCGCCGGGGTAGATAACCTGTACACCGTGGCGCGTGGGCAGATGACAGTCGTTACAGGCGTGCCTTCCTCAGGTAAGAGCAACTTCCTCGACCAGATCATGGTCAACTTGGCGCACCAGGATAACTGGAAGTTCGCTATTGCATCCATGGAGAACGAACCATCGAAGCATATCGCCAAGCTATCTGAGATGCACTTAAAGAAACCGTTCTTCTCGCAATGGCCCGGATCCATGACAAAGCAGGAAGCCCAGGAGGCAATCAACTGGTGCAAGACTCACTTCACGTTCATCGACTTCTCTACCAGCAGAGACCTGCCCACCGTAGATAGCTTGCTGGATCGCGCCCATGCGGCTGTCATGCGTTACGGAATAGACGGCCTAGTCATAGATCCGTACAACTGCCTGGACCTCGGCAGGGGCGACAAGCAAAGCGAAACAGATGCAGTCTCTGGGATGCTCTCCAAGATCTCAGCCTTTGCTAAGGCATCTAATATCCATGTATGGTTCGTGGCGCATCCCCAGAAGATGCAGGCGTTTGGGGGAGCGCCTATCCCTGGTGGCTACGACATCTCAGGTAGCGCCCACTGGTTTAACAAGACGGACTGCGGCTTAACAGTACACCGTAAAGATGCAGATGGATACGTTGAAATCCACTGCTGGAAGTGTAGGTTCAAATGGGTCGGGAAGCAGGGGATGACGCGATTGAAGTACGACATCCCTACCAGCACATACTACGAACTGCCTTAGCTCTTGATCCTGATGACTTGGCCGAAGGGAGGACGGGCAGCGTATGCGCTACTCCCTACCTGCATCCAAAGGACGGGGACGCCAGGGTCAGGACCAAAGTCGTCGCACTCCATATCTGTCAGATAGACGTAAGCCTTAGGCTTGAGGTCATGCTCGATTGCGTGCCGAAAGACAGGAGCGAAGCGAGTCCCGCCACGCTGCGCTTGGAACCCTTCGAGTTCCATCGGCCGTCCCGGCTTGAGTTTCTCGTGTTTGTAGACTGAGGTGTCGCAGTATAGAACGTGCGTCATCTCAGGCTTGACCCGCTCCAGGAATTGGTTAATGAGACCCAGGAACCCAGATAGCTCGTGATTCGATACGCTGGCGCTGGTATCTAGACCGACAACGAGAGTACCCACGCCATCCTTCATCATGCTGGGCAGGTACATACCCTGTCCGATAAACCGCCGGGAAGGGCGCTGCCAAGTGTAATCCTTAGGGAACATAGGTGCCATGAACTTCTCAAAGAGATAGGTGTAGTCTTCCTCAGGCTCTCTAGCCAGCGCCAGAAGATCCTGCAACCAACCAGGGAGTTTACCTACTGCTCTAGCAGCCTGCTCTGCTTGCGCGACAGAGACTTTGATATGCTCCTGCGCCGCAGAGAGTTCCTCTGCCGTGCCAGGACAAGGCAGGACATCGCCATTGCTGAAGTCAGGCTGGCCTTGGCCTTGACCTTGACCGTCTTTGCTCTTGTCCTTCTTCTGCTCGGGCAGTAGTTTATAGATTTGCTCCCACGACATATCTTTGTATCGGTCATCCAGTAAAGCCATCGAAGGCAACCCATACCCAGCGTCTCTTATCAAGAGGTTGATAGCATAATCCATGGCTATATTCGCCCTGCGATGGTCATGCCCCTTGACCCGTAAAGGGTGCATCAGGGCAACGTGCATGATCTCGTGGATGATGACGGCCTTGACTTCGTTCTCCGTTATGCTCTCAACGAATTGGGAATTTAAGTAGAACTTCTGCCCGTCTGTTGCCATCGTAGGGCAGGTATTGTCTTCGACCCAAGGGAAGCGGAGGGCGAGGCTTCCGAAGAAGCACTCCCCCCCTAGCGCCATACGAATCTGTTGCCTTACGATCTTCTGCGCTGCTTTCATATATCCCCCTATGCGAACATCCCGCGCATCTCTGCGATGATGTCGTCGGCTTCCTGTGCGATGGACTTGGCAGACTTGGCGACATCAGCACGAGCGCCATCCACCTCACGCAGGACTTGGGCATCGTACTCGCAGAGTTCTTTGTCGATCCTGATGGCGAGGTCAGAGAGTCGCCTGTCGCCCGACACGTTCAGCTTGGGCAGTAGTTGCGCTAATTCCCGGACGTTGCTTACGAGAGAGTCACGGAAGGAACCCTCACGAGTACCCTGATAATTCTCCAACCGCTCTGCCATGTTCGCAGTCTGCGACTGGATGCGCTGGAAGAGATCCATACAGGCCTCGTTGTAGTTGTGAGACAACCGCTTGGAGAGATCTGCCTCCATCTGCTTCAGGACTTCCTGCCCAAGGGATACCCGGAAGTCGCCAGACTCAGGGACGGGGGAGAAGGAGATCTCCCAGGAGAACTTAGATCGGATCTCGCTGACGGGCGGGAAGTCTTCGATGTTGAACAACCCGTTGAGCCGATACTTGGCCTCGTCTACTACGTCAGGGTATTGCTTCACGAACGTGTCAAGCAGGCCCTCATGCTTGGTCCTGTACTCAGACATTGCCTGCTGATAGGTTGAGAAGTTATTGACGGGGAGGATGCGGACCCCCTCAGCGGCCTGCCAGGGGAGCGTCTGCTTGTAGTGGAACTCTCGTGCGGCTGAGATGTTGGCAGACATATCTGCCATGTACTTCTTCGAGGCGAGTTGCTTGTTGAAGCGGCCCACCTCTCCGGCGTGTTTGTTCGCGCCGTGATTGGCCTCGACTTCCTGCGTGGCCTTCTTATCAAACTTCCGGGCCGTCCACTGCGAGACGGAGAAACGAACGAGGATAGCTTTCTGGGATAACATATTTGCTCCTATTGGATTTGTCTAAATTTATACAACTAGAACATCAGATCGTTGAACTGGGGAAGGTTCAGCATGGCAATCACCCCACGGGATGCCATCGCTTCTTTATTCCTGGCATCCAGGTCCCGAAGGAACAGGCACCCGTATTCTGGGGCCAATCGCCGGACGTACTGACAGAGAGCATCTCCGTTGGCAGGCTTCCAGTTCGCCGCCAGATAAACCGCCGTAGCGTAACAGGCGCTGAGATCGGTGGGGATATCCACTGCCATGGGGTTCGCTAGAATCGCGGAGATGAGGGGCAGAGAGCGCCATGTCCTGAGGAACCCCAGGAACTCTATGCCCACACCCATACCGATCAATCCGTTGATCAGGTCGGATGCGATGTCGTCGCTAGGTTCCTGGTCGAGGATGCGAGAGAGCATCTCAACAGAGCGAGGAGTGCAGAAAGCAAACTCCGACTTGATCGGCTTCTGTACTAAGAGATTCTTACGGAAGGCAAAGAAGGCCCGGAGTTCAGGACGGATATGCGGGGTGATAGGCTTGGCCGGGATAAGTTCCACGGTCATGTTGGCGTCACCCTTAGCCGCCCATCCGGCCCAGCTATCGTAGCCGGATTCCAGCGTGATGTGCAGGAACCGATTGAGGAGTGGGGCCGGAGGTTGGGTGTAGTTGCCTCCGTCCTGAGCACGGTTGCCAGTCGCACAGATGTACGCGCCATCAGGCAGAGAGTAGTCGCCTAGCCTACGTTCCAGGACTAGCTGGTACAAGGCGCATTGCACTGATAACGGCGCGTCAGGCAGTTCCTCGACGGCCAGGAGGGTATCGCCATGGGTAGGCAACCACGATGGGATAGCTCTCAGGCAGACGCCGTTGTCGATGTATGGAATACCCATATCCACTGGGTCCATCATCGTAGGCCGGATGTCGATATGCTCACGGCTTAAACCCCTGGCGACCATGCGGACGATGCTGGACTTCCCGACACCAGCCTGCCCCCAGATCCACATAGGGACACGGGCATTGATGGCGACCTGAATCGCCTTTACGAGTTCTGTTGAATACATATATCTCCTGTTAGATAAGGGCAGATCAGTGCCTGCCCTTTGTTGTTAAGGGTTAAGGGTTAGCTTCCAAGGTTGAAGCAACTTGCGCCGTCGAGTATCTGATTCGGAGGCGATGGCTCGAGCTTGGTCAACGGTACTACGCGCCCAGCTATGCGCTTCCTCGTCTGTCTTGAACCGTTTGGTAGCGTGCTGCTTTCCGTTAGGTTCGTAGAGTATAGCGATGGTCATAACAGTTTAAGCAACCACCACAACACGGTGCAGACGAATAATGCTGACAGGGCGCAGAAGAGGAGTCCGATGATACCTGCAAGGGCTTCAATCCACTCTTCGATACTCTTAAAAACTCTCATCTGGTATACCCCTCACCAGCCAAGTCCCTCTCCCGCATCTTGAGCAGAATGCGGTTGATCTCGTACTCGTTGCTTTCGAGTACGGCTATGTCGAGTTCGTACTGGAGTTCATCTCCATGCCAGATCGCTGCTTTCAGGTGCCGGATCTTGTCCACCAAGTAGGTGGACATAGGTGTCCCGGTCTCCCGCAACTGCGTCTCGATGGCTTTCAGTTCATCACTGCACCACTTCTGAAATGTGTTCATACCTCTCCTTTGTCTAAATTTATACAGGTTATTTGGTTAGGGAGTAGATAGCGGCAAGTGCTATCACAATGTACGGCAGGTACTTGAGCAAGGCTACCGTTATCTGGTCGAGCAGGTCAGGGCCTTTCACTTGCCTTCTGCCTCACGCTGTAGGGAAGCAAGCAGATCTTTACCTGCCTGCCCTTCCATCTGTTGAGGCAACACCCAGCGGCTTACGGTACGGCCGTTAGGGAAGACGAGGGACACCTGGATGGTGTCCCCGCCAGCGTCTTGGATGCGTAGCTCAGGAGTCATACTTCCTCGCTCGCCGCCTCATTTCCTCGCCGAAAAGATAATCTTGAATCTGCCCCAGCTCTCGTTTGACCTGCAATAGCTTTGCCATTCGCTCGCTGTGCTGATCTTGCGCCACATACAGCGCAGGCGTCCCTTCAATGTTCCCCTGAGGGTAGTAGTCTCTACCGTTAGGAGCGGCTTCAGCCAGTGCGTCTATTGCGGTTACTACCGCATGGTAGGCACGTTCGTTGTTCTCGATCAGGGACTGTAAGGAAGTCCCGTTCATGTGTATCGTTGGCATTATCATCCGTTTATCTCCTGGTTGTCTAAATTTAGACAGAGTAGCGGCGCGACTGATACCCTTTCGCCTCTCGAATCGGCATGAGGAGCGATTGAACGTCTTGCCCATCTTCCCGTGCCGATTCTAGGATGATTGCGTTGTTATTCGGCCTATCGGGGTTAAAGTACATACGAACGAGCCCATCCGCAGCGGCGTGGATCTCCATAAGATCCTTCATGTACTTCGGATCGAACTGGATGCACGTCCAATCCTCAGACTTGGGGACAACCCGTTCATAGTCCGGGAAGTATCCCTGTAGTGCTTCAAAGGTCACGTTCACGCCCTCCGACTTGAACGAGATATCGGCTTGGCTTGCGCCAGTAATCTCGACAGAGTTCTTCCCTGCCATCTTGGCGAGTTGCACCGCATCCGCAGACTTCAGGACGACGTGCTTGTCCATTTTGTCGGCGGTGGCCAGATGCTTAACTCTCGTCAAGCGGTGGCCATCCGTCACGACCGTCTCTTTGTTGGTAAGGAAGATCCCGTTCAGCGTAAAGCGGGATTCCGTCTTGGCGACGATCTTATGGATCATCAGGCTAAGTTTGGTAATCATAATTCTCCTATTGGTTGTCTAAATTTAGACAACGCTAGAACACTATTAGATAAACTGCGAACATCGCCGCATAGATAGCGACAATGAATAGCAGAGTGAGCGTGCTTTCAGTCTCGACGGATTTACGGGGGTCCATTAGGCGTTCCCCCCGGCGACGAACACCCATACATAGCTACCGTCCGCTAGCACTCCACCCGCTAGGGTGCGGTTCTCTCCGGCCGAGATCCACCCCCGTTCGGCCGCCAGCGCCATAGCGGCGGCACGATGGTTGCTGTCAGGGTTTAAGCTGTATTCCCAATCGAAATAGCGCCGCTTGCATCCCGCTGCGGTTGCGCTGATGCGCGACCGACGGTTAAACTTGATTTCTTTGGCCCGTGTCACGATAGCATAGTGCATAATAATTCTCCTATTGGTTGTCTAAATTTAGACAGAGTACAGTGTACTCATCCAAGCGCTCTCATAACGCGCTTGGTCAGTACGCTAGCACCCGCAGCAGGGGTAATCCTCGTGTCCGCACGCCATGCGCCCGATCTCTCGCCCATCGTAAGCGTACAGCCCGTTAGGGTCACGCTTGGATGCGTAGTATCCCGCCGGACGTGGTCGGCTTGGTCTATCTGGTCCTGCCTTGCAGCCTAGGCAGTACAGTTTCGAGTTGCTGTAGTTTGCCTTGGACCCTGAATGTATCTGTGCCCCGCAAGCGCGGCATGGTGCGGCGTATTTTACTGTGATGGTAGCCATTACAGCACCCCCTGAGCTGTGGAATAACCCACGTTCTTCATGTATCCAGTCCAGTTCATGTTGTCTCCTGATTTGATTGTGATAGTGGGGGAGTATCCCCCCCCCCACGGTGTAATACTATCCCAGCGTGATATTGATCAGCGGTGACTTATTAGCGATCACGCTATGATCTTGTATCACGATATTCTTGCGTTTGTCGCCATTAGTCGTGCCGTCGCATAACTTGCAATCGGCGCAGACCGTGCGCTTACCAGCTTCGGCGCTTGCAGGGCATGAGATTTCGCCCTGCAGTTTCGTATTTTCCCCTTTGGGAGATACTCGAAACGATCTCCATCCCATACTGGCTGCAAGAGCGTACTCCTGTGGTGAGTCACAGGATGCCATAAAGTAGCTACGTCCCCATGCTGCAACCACTGACTGCCACTGGTGAGTGTATCCCGTGCGCCCTTTCGCATGGGAGCTTACAGCCTCTACCACTTCTCGACTAATGAAGGCCGGGTCACCATATGCGCCCCAGCGGATCATGCGCCCACCGAATGTTGCTTTGTATTCTTCGGGGTCGATTTTACGATAGCCGCCGCGCTGGTAACACTTCCAGATACCGCTAGCAGCTTTACCGACCTGAACGTAACATCGACGATTGATGCGCTTGCCATTTACTAACTCGCCCATATGCTTACAAGTACCGCATATAGTCCAATCCATGCCATTCTTGATGGTCCAAAGTGGCGATTCATGACGGTACAGGATGTAAACCTGTATCATGCCGCCAGTCTTAGCGTTGGTAGACTTGCTGCGAAGTCCTACTGCTATCACTACGATGTCGTTAGTCTCCTCGAGAATAACTCCGTTTTTGTTCATGTTCTGTGTCTCCTCCTGATTGTGGTTATGCCCACATATAAGCCCACTTCTCAAGTGAGCTTATTCTAGGCACAAACTGAAATAGGCGCATGTTTTATCATGCGCCTACATTTGTTATTAATTACAATCATCCGATATCAGTACATCATTCAATTCTGGCTTACTGTGTATTCACCGCTGTGGGTTACTGTTAGTTCAGCACTGATTTACTCGCGATATAATTGATATCGGCTGGCCCGTCTTACTCTACTTGCTATCGTGTCTGCAATAGTTAGGCCAGTTAGTTTTACAACCGGATGTTCGGACGTATTACCGTATGTAACCTAATACATACTCGCTCACCTATAACTTCTTCTGGAACTCGACTTATGACGTAAACCATGTTTTACTATGGCCTAACTGGTGTATTTGTGCCTACTGTATATTCACCGCTAGTGGGGTACTGTTATTTCAGCGTATACTTAGTTAGTTGTCAGCGGCTTTCCTGATACAGGCTTTGCGCGTGGAACCTTACTTTCCCGTTGGTTCTTTCCTATCGGATACATGATGCCGTTACTTAGTGACAGACTCCGTTAGCTGTAACTGACATTCTCGCGATTTCTCGCCTGACATGTTATAGGGGAGTTTCCACAGGTTTATGGTGTCGTCAAAATCGAACTATAGCGGCTTACGTTTATCAGCCCGGAGGCGGCGGCGCTATCGTTCCAGACTCAACATCAGTTAGACTGTTGTCCGTTTGGCATGCTGTCGTCTCGTTTTCTCTCGAGACTATTTAGTGGTAGCGGCTTACGTTTATCAGCCCGGAGGCGGCGGCGCTATCCAACTTCGACTATCCTAGCAATCGATTGCAGGTTTATGCAATTCCAGGAATCACTTTATTTTCAATAACTTGCAGACTTTACGTCCACATGGATTATTAAAGTTCTTTAACTATTAGGCGAAACTGTGGCGAAAGTAGTGGCGCCCCGCTCGCGCGCGCACGCGCGTATATATGATGCATGATACGCTCGCTGGTATAATGTATACTTATAGAAGTATAGGACTATAAACGCCATTTATAGCAGCATAAGGAGTATTGATATGGGGAAAGAGAAGCTAGCGGAGATAGTAGCCAAACTGACCGCCAAACAACGGAAGTTCGCGGAAGGGCTAGTTTATGGTGGACTGAGTAAGGCGGAAGCATATAGGCAAGCTTACCGCTGGAATGGTAACGGAAACGCCGTTAGGGTGAGCGCAGTTAGGAATGCGCAGAAGCCTAATGTTGCTCTAGCTATAAAGGCCATGGAAGAAGAGAAAGTAGCACAATGGTGGGAGAACAAGCATAAGCTTCAATCCTATGTAATGAATGGACTAATCAGCACCACAGATAACACAAAGTCTGATATGGTCAAACTAAAGTCACTAGAGTTGCTGGGGCGCACTAGATACGCTTCAGTTTTCGAGGAACCACAGGCTAATGAATCGACCACACAGTTACATGATAACATCTCTGAACTTATACAATCTAAGCTAGCTATGCTACTAACACTAGGCGATGTTACTCCTACTAAGTTGATTGATGTTACTCCTAGTAACTTAGAGTTTCGCGACGTTACTGTGCCGGATGGGGGCGGCTTGACGCCGGAGGAGGTATCCACGGCCCCCACGGGGGGCGGGGAGGGGGATGAGGCCGGGTGAGGGGTGGTTGTGTATACATACTATTCCACACATCCCATTCCACACATCCCATTCCACACACCCAATTCCACCCCCCTAATGCCTACCCTACCTAACCCTTACCACCTAGCCACACCCACTCTACCTGTGTTGCTTTGCAACACACAATCTTTACAAGATTGTAGGCTCCACCCCCCTAATTTTCTAACACCTGGAGTATTCCTGTAGTTCTTTATACAGGACCCCCCCCTAATGTTTTAGGTACCATCTGACAGTGCCGTATATATTTTTGTTTACCCCCGTGGGGGTCGTTGTAGGGTTGACCGCTACGCGTTGACCGCTACGCGTTGACCGCTACGCGT